TATCATGTTGGTGTGCATCACATATCGGTCTGACTCCAGACCCCCAAAATGGAAGAATAAAGTCGTTCTTTTCCTTTCGAAAACCTACCTCCCGAATGGCATTGGCATAGAACGTCTGGTATGCATGATCATTGGTATCGAACTTGAAGAACGTCTTCCTCCAGTCATGACTGCCATAACTCTTAGCAAAGTCATCATTGGTCAGGACGCTGACGTGTTCGGTGCATTGCAGGTCACTGTCCTCATGCCCGTAATGTATGACTTCATGGCCCCTGTTGGTCATCATCTTGGCAAACTTGACTACCTTTTGCGTGTAGGCACAGGCATTAAACTCTTTGCTTGTAACTGTGTGTGGAAGACCTAGTGCGTGGAATCTCATTTTTGTTGTTTTCATTATGTACTACTGCTGTTATGTGAAGTTATTGATTATTTTCCTTACTTTTCAGCTTGTTGATCAAGGACTTCTGCTTGTTTACGTCATGTTGCAATTCATGGATGATTTGCCGCAATTCTCTAATGTACTGCTTTTGTTGCTGAATTATACGCATCTCTGGTGTTATCTCATGCGCTTTCATAGGTTCTCTAGGATCTCGGTTAGTTTCGCTTTCATGTTATTGACTTGTTTCAAATTGTAATAGTCTTGTGCGCTCACTTCGTATGTTGAGTACCTGTGGAGACACTTCTGGTTATCGCAGTATCTACGTCTCGAAAATCGATTGCCGAAGTCACGGCACTCCATCACGTGTGTCGTAGAACTGCATTTGGGGCATAATTTGACCATTTATGATTTAACCCTAGATATGGGGTATTTGAAAATAGTTACCACTATATGGTGATTATTATCGACAGGATTGCGGTTTTTGTGGTTATACTGCGTTGGCAAATCGTTCGCTATCACAAGTCCTCTTGCGCCTCCGCTTCGATCTGCGGCTCGATCAGTTGTTGCGCTGGTTGAGGATCTCGCCCCTGAATTAGCTCTATTGGTTCTGCATTGCGATCACCTATTGTGAATGTGACGTTGAGTGGCTTGGCTTGTGTCGATTCGATTTCGATTTTATCGCCGTATTGACGTGCGTTCCATTTACCTAATAGACGGATACGAGTGTCAATTCTGACCCTCTTCTCCTGAGCATCGAGCATTGGATCATCAGCGATTCTTATGCAGTCATCAGCGATTGCGTGAGTGCCTATTTTGCGTGAGATATGAGATTTGTTGCGAAAGTCCTCGTTTGAGCATTCCCATCTCCATACTGTTGAGTAGTTTGGCATACCTTCGAGGTTACAGATGGATGAGAGTGTTTGGCCCATTGAAAGTCGTTCACAGATTTCCTCTGCGAGTTCCTCGTTGTACTCTGGTGGTCTACCCATTTTCTTGGATGGTTTAAAGCTCATATGGCGATTGTGACTGTTTGGGTTTACGCTTTGGTAATTGTGACTTCAGTTCGTTGCTCTGCTTGGGTGCGGACTTTGACTTGCGAGAACGTGATGTTGACGCTTTCTGGGTTATCGTCTGGGATGAGTTTGGCGTATCTAATTTGGTCAATGAGAGGTTTGCTTCCTCCAGCAAGGTTGTCAACGTCGAGTGTTTTTGTGGAGAATCTTGTAATTGCGAGAGTGTAGAGCGGGTTGCACTTAGCAGTGCAGTCCTTGCTAGGTTCTTTTGTTTTTGGTACTTTGACCAATGGCAATTTAGGAGCGTGTTTAGTGAGGGTGTCAAGTAGCCGTCTAGATGGAGGTTTATAGTCATAGTAGTAATGTCCGTCAGGTGCGAGGGAATATCCTTTCTCTTTGAGTTGTTCAGTTGTCCAGTTCATAGCGGGTATAGTTGTACATGATTGTGTGGATTTATACCTTATCTAGATCAATCAAAACTTTTGCTTGTATTCCTGCGTTTATGATTTGGTTGTGTGCATCATCAACGATGGTTGATGGAAAGAAAATCTCTTTCAGATCCTTGTATTTTGTTCTTACGAAGATTTCATCTGTTTCGATTTCCCCATCTTTTATGCTGGTTGTCAGTTGGAATCGTTTGGGAAGCTCATAGAGTTTAGCGGACAATGGGTTTGCCTCCATGTCGAGATCCCAGAACAAATCTATCATGTTTTTTGCTTGTAGTACGGAGATTGTGCCATCTGGCCATTTTGCTAGGTATGTTTTCATTTGGATATTTAAAATTGCTTTAGTTTGTCTTGATCTAATGCGTAGCCTTCTCCGTGACCAAGGTTGACTATGTTCTCTGCTTTGATGAGGTCTTCTTGCCATGCCCAACCAACGTAGTTGAGTGCTGGAGCGTCCACAACGCACAGGACGTATACATCAACGTCTGGGTTTGCCTTGAGCGTGGATAGCAAGCGAGCGTGTGGATGCTTTGATGCTTTGATGTCGTATCTGTTGCCACTTGGCATTACTCCATCAGGGGATCCACTCCTCGGTGATAGTCCAAGGTCAGGGAATACATTCATTAGCTTTGCGAAACCATACTCTGCCATCATTCCGATAACGTCTGCCTCCGCTCCGTCTTGGTTGCCAATCTTGGCATCCTTGACTCCATTGCTTCGTGCAATGAGTGAACGCATCCTGCCAATGAGTTGACATATCTGGATCTCGTCAGGGTTGAGTGTTAGTTGCATTGTTTATCGTGATTGCTGTATGAATTTGAGTGCGATTGCCATTAGCTCAGGGTAGTCGCGCAGTGACTCTAGGTAGGATTGGAACATATCATCGATAGCCTGTTCAGCGAACGGGTCAGGAATGATCTCAGCTTTGACCTGTGCCTCCTCCAGATCCTTGTTGGCTGCCCGTAGTGCAAATATAGCAGCGGAGCAGAATACGGACAATTGTGCGGCAATGGAGCGATAGTCCTTGTCGCATTCCTTCAGGCGTTCTACCTCGGACGTGTATGGTGTTTCGCTCATATTAATATTTATAGAATGGATTTAGTGGGTTGGGTTTACTGACTTTATTATCACTGGAAGCATTCCTTATGAATTCCACATAGTATTCTTTAGCGCACTTTAGTGCCTCGTCTCGTTCAAGTTCTGCTCTTGCTGCCATATCAATCGCGCATTTCCACTTGTTCTCCCATCCAACGATAGCATCCCTAGCCTCGTCACGTTCTTTCAAAGCTACGGAAAGCGGAGTGCCGCAAGCGTGATGAGTTGCTCCCTCTAAATAGCGTATGCGTTCGGTTTGCCTAAGATTTGTCTCCTTCAATACCCTTTTGTATGCCTTTGATTTTTGTGCATCCTCCCGCGCCTCGTTGCGCTCGCGTTCCAGTTTGCGAGCAAATTCGGGCCAAACAATATCAACTCCGTTCATTGGATACAATGCCGCATCCGTTTCTGGTGTAGGTTGTTCACTCATTTTGCGCCCTCCAATGCTTCTCTGGCAATCATCCCCATCTTTTCACGATCTGCATAAATATCTGTGCCATCAATAAATAAATCTTCAATTTTCATTAACGCATCCCGCGCCTCGTCGCGTTCTTGGCAGAATCTTTCTGCCCTGCATTCAGCCTGTACAATTTGTGACAAAGCATCGTCACGTTCTAACTCCAACCTAGCCAACTCACTTGTGGAGTGTAACTCCAATGCGGTTAGCCTGTCTGCCAGCTGCTTTGCGTCTAAGTAATCTGTTATAATTTCGTTCATATATTTATAAAATAGGGTGTGAGGTTTTATGTAGTTACCTCACAGGGTCAAATGATAACCAGCCCACATGGTGGCCGCTACAATCCCTTAAAATTGTGGTTGTGGTTTTTGGGGTCACAACCAACCCCCTTGTCCCCTGCTGATCGGGAGTTCCCAACCTAGCGAGGAAATTCTTGAAACCTACTGGTGGCTCCTGAGGTAGGATTTGAACCTACGACCAATCGGTTAACAGCCGACCGCTCTACCACTGAGCTACTCAGGATCAGAATTTAACTTTCAAACTATATTAAAACGGAATATCATCTCCATCGTCATCCTTGGCCTTTGCTGGAGCAGATTTGGCCTTTGCAGTGGTTTTGGTTGCGCCTTGATCCTTTGGCTTGACTGACAAGCTAAAGAACTTCTTACCATCCTTCTTGGACTCCTTGAGCCACCCGTTGAGCCAGTAGTCAGTTCCCTCAATGTTGATGGATCCGTTGTAGTCTGGGTGGGTGTCCAGTTCTTTGCGGTCATTCTTGAAGAGTGATCCGCGATTAGTGTTATCGTATTCTGCCATATTATTGTTATAGTTAGTTTATATTATTGCAGCGTTTTTGTGGTGTGCTGCCACCAAGTCTGCATTTGTTTGCAGAAAGTGTTATGTTGTGTTTAATCGCTCCAGCAGTCATAGCTTCCTTCGTAGACATATCCATTTTCGTCCTTCGTCTCATTGAACGTGAACGATTGACCAAACATATCGTGAGACCCACAAAGTGAATCAATGATTTCTTTGGATAGATAGCACTGGGAAGTGATGCGGAATGTTCCCCAGTCCCGTGTGCCTCGGTCGTTGCGAGACTTGTCTGCCTCGACTGTTATTACGTTTAGTTGTTTCATTTGATATGGTGTATTTATTGGACTGACTCCACTACATCTAGGGTTAAAATTCAAACTCGTCAACAGAATTTTCGTCGATGTGTGCAAAATATTTATTGTAGATTTCTTTTGCCTTTTCGTATTTTTCCTGAGCGTCCGCAAACCTAGATTTCATGCGGGTCTGCCAGATTGCTGTTGCAGTATCGAGTAGAAAGCAAGCCTCGTCGAAGTGGTGATCAATGTTCATCGATTTGTTCAAATCTAGAAATATCTCCGCGCATTTTTACAGGAACGAATACGTCACGTTGACCGCGCCGATTCTTGTCGATTCTTACACGCGAAGTTGATTGGGTTTCTGTTTTCTTCCTGAAGGATGACGCTTCTTTTTTCTTCTCGTCAGGGTGAGAGATGATGACTAAAAAATCAGTGTGGTGACCGATTGCGCGGGACTCGCGTACTGCGCCTTCGTCGTTGAGTTGTGATGCAGTCATAACCACGGATTTTGTTTTTAGTGCAGTTAACTTCAACCTGCGTGATAGTTCACTCACTGCCTGTTCTCGGTTGTCTGCGGTTGGCATGGTGACAATTTGCAGGTAGTCAACCACGATGAGGTCTGCCTTGCCAAGTGATGCAAGACGGGATGCCTCTGCTACGATTTCTCCAACCTCGGAGAGATCATCTCGGATCGTGAGGTTCATTCCCATGAGTTGGGTGATTGCGCTGGAGATATCCTTTGCAGATGCAACCCCTCTCCACTCTGTGACCCCCTCCATCTCTCGTAGTGGCAGTATTGTTTTCCCAAGCAGATTGGAAGCTATGCGTTGAAGGATTGCTTTTGCTGGCATCTCAAGGGAAAAGATGGTAACTGATTTTCCATTCAGAAGTGCCTGAAGTGCAGCTTGGTACAGCAGGATTGATTTGCCTCCAGAGGTCTGCGCTCCGACAACGAGCATCTCTCCCCTCCTTGCACCTCCACCCAGCAGTTTGTCCAGCTTGGGAATCCCAGTTGGAAAATTCTCCAATGGGGTCTTGTCCTCCAGATCATCCAAAAAGTCGTTTAAATGCGCCTTCACGTCCTTGCACTGCGATTCTGGTACGATTGCATTGGCAAAGGACTCAGCAAGGCTAGAAAGGTCTGCTTTCATAGCGCAAACGTCATCATGGTTATCCTCCCAAGTCTTGATTGCATCACGATACCCTTTTGCTTTGATTAGTTGGGCGCGATAGTCCGCTGCGGTTTCAACGCACATAGCACCGGGGGACAGGAAGATTGTCTGGAGTGTTTCCATGACTCCATCCTTCCCTCCACAAGCATTAAGTTTGCCTGTTGTCTCAAGATCACTCAATGCACCTAGTGCGTTTGTGCTTCCAGTCCTCTGGTAGACTCGCTCCAGTGCGGTGTAGATGAGCTTATGTTGTGATAACGCAAACAGATCTTCTGACCATGCGAGGTGCGGAAGAACCTCTGGGTCGATTGCGATTAGCGATAGTGCCGCTTTTTCAGCGGTGATTGCGATTGGTGTGTTTTTCATTTAATTAAGAAGGATGGAGTGTTTTCACCGACATATGCGCCTTGAACATTAAACTCAAAATATTCTTCTGCTTCCTCGCTTGTCATATCTTTCATTAAGATTTCTATGCACTTCTTTCTGTCGTATACTGCAAACGCAGTTGTGAATTGGTAAGCTACACCAATGAATGCTGACTCGAATCCATCTGCCAAGATGATTGGTTCATCTTCTCCAACTAATTCGGTTATTTTTTTATTTAGTGTTTTCATTTGTTTAAAAAATCGATGATTCCTTTAATTGTATTTCTTTTTTCTGAAATAATATCGTTATGTAATTTCTTTTGTTGTTCTACTAATTCACTGTAATTTAATGAATTGATGTATTCATTCAGTTCTTGCTTGTAACAATTTTCTGGTAAAATTGCATTTTCATTAATGTTATATCCGCTTTTTTGAATGGTTTTCATTGTGTTTGGAGCGAAAAGACAAACAACATCACACATTAACGCTTCATAAAATCGATTTGCCATGAATGCATAGTTTTCATGCGTGTGCTTATCTTCGATGTACAAACTATACTTATAGTTCCTTAACCCTTCCATTCCAACTTCCCACTTTAATGGCTTGATGCAATTTGACGTGCATTCCAGATCTTTGAATTTAGTCCAGTGCTTAATGCTTGCTGAGATAGTAATTCCTTGATGCAGGTAATCTCTAAAATCATCACACCTATGCTTCCTGTATGTTCCGTAATATATTGTGCCAGATCTGTCTGTTTGTATTAGATCTTTTTTGATCTGAGTATCATTTCTGAATATCAAACAATTTAAGTTGCAGGTATGCCAGTTATTGATGAAATCATTTAACTTCTTTTCAGCAATGTTTTTGCTTAGAATCCAATGACGATATCCGTTTCTTGGATTGTTACATATCATATCGTAACTTCTTCCTCTTTCAGTGATTGCATATCTTAATAGCTGATTGTCTTCTAAATCATGATCATTTACTAACCATATCAATCTAGCTTTTGGATTGTTGTCTAGCACCTTCCTGTATTCATTGTGTGGCATATATGGAGATGCGTAGCAGCAAATGATAACATCATAATTTTTATCCATTGCTTTTGGTATCCCATACTCTCCATCTAACAAGTCTGCGTTTAACTCATTTTTTAGAATAAGAGAGTTCCTGCAATGAACTATTGAAGTATCACTGTAGTCTTCTGACAATGGTTTTGTTTTGGATGTGGATTCAATTATTAGAATATTCATATCAGCAAGCCCGTTGGTAAGTCTCTTGTGCCTTGTAGACCCATTCAGCTTTGAATCCCTGCCATCCACGGGAGACGCATTCGGTTATCGCATTCTCCAACGTCCAACCTGCGTTGTCCGCTTCGTTCTGGATGGCATTGAGTGCTGTTTGAGTTAATGGTGATTTCTTTGCCTTTCTGATTTTAAGAAAATCATTCCAGACCTGTTCAGGAACTGAATCTGGTCTATTTATATTTGAAGATGAAGATGAAGAAGAAGAAGAAGACTGTAGTGTTGCCTTTTGGTTGATACCATTTGGCAAGCAATCTTCAACCACCCTTGCAAGTGTGGTTGAACCACCCTTGAGTATTTTACGCATTTCGGCAGACTTCTTTCCACCTTCAGCACTTTTCCGCGCCCATTCATTCTGTTTGATGATTTCCTGCTCCAACCTCTCATGCACCATGCATGAAGTGTCGTTGGGGTGTGGTTTGAACATGGTTGCAACGGTGGTTGCAAGGGTGGTTGAAGCACCCTTGCCAATCAATCGTGCTATTTGATCTGGATTCGATGGAATACTTCCGTGCTGCCAACAATAGCAAAGCAAGCGAATGTAAGCACCCTCTTCCTCAAGACTCATCAACGCTACACGTTGAGATCCCAAGTAATCAGCGGGGTAAAACTGAAATGCTGGACGTTTAATTTTCATAGTTTAAAAAAAGACCCACCTCAAGTGATACTCCCGCAAGGAATCTTGTGGGCATGAGGTAGGTCAAATTAGTTGGTTTTTAACGATGGTATCAAACATCGCGCTTCGTCTGAAGCTAACTCAAAATATCTAGTTTTTGGATCTCGTCAAATTGTTTTTTACAGACCAGTCCCAGAGTTGCAAAATCTCCTCTGCCTTATCATCCACGTTGTGTTGTTTCAATCCGTACGACTTTAGTTCAAGCCATGTGCCATCTGGCAACTCACCAGTACATTTTACCTCGTAGCACACGTTTGGGTAACCATGTTTTCGGTGATCATAGATGTAAACCTCAACCTGTTTCTTTTTACCCTCGTTGCAACGGCACTCTTCATGCCCTGCGAAGGTTTTGTAAAACGAAATATCCGATTGTCCAAGGTGATCCTTGAATTGCTTCCATCCATTACCTGTTAGTTTATCAAAGTTCAGATCGTTCATAGTTTTGCTTTCTTTGGTTTGTCTTCAACTAACTTTACAATTTCCTCTGCAACATCTGGCAGGATTTGATTGAGATTGTATCCCGCTGACTCGCAGTACTTCTGCAATTTTGTAGCAGAGATGCTACCTCCGAATAGCTTAATGCTGTCGGAAAGTGACATTTCGGTGCAGTTTCCGATATGTTCGATAACCTCCGCAGGGTATGTCTCACGTCCTTTCTGGCGTTGCAGTTTCCATCCATAAACTTTCTCACCTGCTTGTAGCTTTTCTTTGAGCAGATCCTTTGCCCAATCGACTAGGTAGTTGTTGAAAATATTGCTCTGTTTTATAAACATTGAGAGTCGATCCATGTCACCCGCCAAATGCTCCTGCATTTGCGCGAGGCTGGCCTGTAGGTCGCTTTGAACAACCGCTAGGGTGGTGGCAACTGGTCTAGTAATTTGTTCGCAAGTGGTGGAATTTTTACACCACTTGCAATAATCGCAAGCGGTTGGGATTTTGTCTGGGTCGTTATATGCTGCTAGGATTCCCTCAACAACCTCCTTGGCTTCTTCGATTGTCCAAGAATGCGTGACTACACGCTCCTGATCGCAGAACAGCAAGTGCGTAGTCCATTCGCGAATAGCGTATTCGCCAGTCTCGAAATCGTAGCTTGCTGCCATGTTGCCGTAGGCATAGGCACACTGTTGCTCGGCGTACGAACGTAGGATTCCTGATTTTAGGTCTAGGCTTGTATGTATAGCAGGGATACGGCAATCCTCGGTTCCAATGTGGTCAATGCCGGGCGTTTTGACTTTCAAGCTATCTTCGTCTGTTACCACCTCATGGTCACCAGCAATTGTCTTGGTCATCTCCACTGCCCACATGACCGAATCAGCATCTTTTGAATTTAGGTTCAAGAGAGGTTTATTGTTCCC